GGGGTTCGTGACGCCATGAAGGCGGGCCGTGACGCGGTGATCGGATCGCTTGACCGGCGGGTTTCCAAGAAGTTCCTGCCCATCAAGGGCGCGGGACAGAAAAACTCGCACGCCAGGTTTATCGGCATCTACGGGACCAAGGACAAGGCGCGGGCCGAGGTCATTTTCAACAGCAACCACATCAACCCGGCGGGGACGAAAAAGTACCCGCGTGTTGGCAAGCAAATCAGGACCAAGCTCAAGAGCGGTCGCGTGAAGTCCAGGGTCAAGGGTATCGGCGGGACGTACAAGGATGCCTTTTTCATCAAGACACAGCGCGGTGCCAAGGCAAACCCGCAGGTGTTTGAACGGCCAAGCAAGCTGGGTGTTGAGCAAGTGGTGATTTAGTTGTGCAAGAAGGCCGAGGGCGTGTTTCGCCCGGCTGGTTTGCGTGGGTTCACGCTGGCCTACGAAAAAGAGTTCAACAAACAGATCAAACGAAGGATAAGCCGCCGTGTCGCACGCTAGGCAGACAATCAGGACCGCGATCACCGGGGCGTTGACCGGGTTGACCACGACCGGCACGAACGTGTTCACGAATCACGTTTATCCGTTCGAGACGGCCAGCCTGCCGAACGTGTCCCTGTATGTGGCCCACGAACCTGAGACGGTCGAGGACGATAGCGAGATGGGTGTCTACGACCTGCGGGTGTTGCCGTTCATGGTGACGGGCAGGGCGAAGGTCAGCGCGAACCTCGACAACGTTCTGGATGATATTTCCGCTGAGGTCGAGACGGCGTTACAGGGGAACGCAACCCTGGCTGGATACATCAAGGATTTGCGTCTTGTCGGGACCGAGGTTGCCCTCGACCCCGAGGGTGAAAAGGAAGTTGGTGCCATCAACATGGAGTGGGTGGCTGTTTACAGGGTGGACCGTACCGCTCCAACGGTGCCGGTGCAGTAGAAAGGAAAAGAGATGGCAGTTCAGCATGGAAGGTCCGGGTTGGTTCACATCGCGTCTGTGGCCGCTGGTCATATTACCGCGTGGAGCTACAACGAGACCGCCGAAGAAGTGGAAATCACCGAGATGGGCGACACCGCGAAGTCTTACCAGGCGGGCCTGCGTGACGGAACCTTTACGCTCGAAGCGTACTGGGATTCTGCGGACGCTGGCCTTGAGGACTTTGATGATGCGTTCGCAGCCGGAACCGGCGTTGTCGTGACGGTCTACCCGAACGGCTTGACCACCGCCGGGGCTCCCACGATCACCGGCACGCTGACGATCAACAACAAGGAGATCAGCAGCGGCGTGGATCAGATGATCACGTTGAAGTTCACTGGTCGCGGGTTCATGGCTGAAGGCGTGGTGTCTTGATGGAATCCATCAAGGCTGACTTCGGTGATGGCGAACGGACGGTCTATTTCGGCAAGCATATGCTCGGCGAGATGGACCGCGTGGATAAGGTCAAGAAGGTTGACCAGCACGGTCACATCACCAACCCCACCGAGGTTGTTGTCGAGACGTTGATGGCCCGCGCCAGGACCGAACAGGGTGCGCCCATGTTCTCTGCGTCCGACCGGGCCAGGATCATGCGCGAGTTCGACGCAGACGAGGTGGTCCGTGTTGTTGGGGCCTTCCGGGCGTTTGACATCGGAGAACAGGCGGGAAACTGACCATGGACGCGGAAACAAGGGAACGGTTCGCACTGGCGCACAAGCTCGGCATGACGGTTGCCGAGTTGAACGAGCGTGTTTCCGTGTCCGAGTTGACCGGGTGGCGGCAATATTTCAAGGAATTGAACAGTGGCCAATAAGCACAAAACATACCTTCAGTTTATTGGCCAGGACAAGACCGGCCCGGCCACCAAGTCGGCTGTCGGGAACCTTGGAGCGATCAAGGGCGCAGCCGCGTCTCTTGCTGCGACCATGGCCCCGCTGGCTGGTGCGGCTGGCCTTGCTGGGTTCGCCAGTATGGTCAAGGGCCAGATTGACGCCGCAGACAAGGTGCAGAAGCTGTCCCTGCAACTCGGCGTATCGACCGAGGCGTTGAGCCAATACCGTCACGTTGCCGAACTGACCGGGACATCGTTTGAGTCGATGACCAAGGGCATCCGGTATATGCAGAAGAATATGTCCGATGCTGAGGATGGGTTGTCCACGGCAAAGCGGGCGTTCTCTGACCTGAACCTTGAGGTGTCAAAGCTTCGCAGCCTTAGTCCCGAGGATGCCTTTGAGCGCATCGGCCAGGCGTTGAGCGAGATCGAAGAGCCCGCGAAGCGCACCCAGTTGGCCATGAATGTGTTTGGCCGGGCTGGCGCGGAATTGAACCAGACGTTTGCAGATGGCGCGGCTGGCGTGCGGGCCATGCGTGATGAGGCCGACAGGCTGGGCCTGACGTTGAGCCAGGATTCGGCAAATGCTGCGGCTACCGCAAACGATGAAATGACCAAGTTGAGGAACACCCTCAAGGGCATGGGCCAGACCATTGCCATGGAGGTTGTGCCCAGCGTTGGATTTATGGCCAAAGCCCTGACGGCCATGACCACGATGCCAAAGAACACCAGGGAAGAACTTGCCCGGCTCAACGAGGAAAGTGCTGATTTCTGGGCCGCTCGTAGGGGCGAAAATTCCTCAGTAGCATTTGCAACGCCGTTCCTGGGCATGGGTGAGGCGGCAATGGCGGCTGGCCAAGGAGTTCATGTATTTGGCGGTGCAGTGGAAGACGTGATCCCCTCTGTCCGTGCCGCCGCCACGGTTGCCAAGGACTTGACAGACGCCTTCAGGCTTGATGAGGGATACCAGATTGATGGGTTGTTCGACGCCACCATGTTGGCAGAGATCGACGCCTATGTTGACGGTCTTGAAGAAGTGAAGGTCGAGGGATCCCAGGCCATGACCATCATGGCAGACGCCGCCTATGACGCCAGCCGCCGCATGGCCGACTCCATCGCCAACGCGGTGTTTGAGTCTGAGAACTTGCTCCAGGGGTTTGGCAACGTGGCCAAGTCCGTGTTCGGCTCAATCCTGAGCGGGTTTATCTCCATCGGCGTGCAATCCATTTTGCCTGTTCCTGGCGTTGGCGCCGTTGCTGGGGCCATCGTGCCCGGCGGTGATCTTATCGGCCCGCAGAAATCAGCGGGGGCGTCCGCTGGCAAGTCTGGCGGTGTGTCTGTCGGCAACCTGAATGTCAGCCTGTCCGGCAACTACAGCAGCGACCCGATGAGTGTGCGCCGCTTGGCTGTGGACATTTACGACGAGTTGCAGAAGGTGGGTTCGCATCATGGCTAGTAAGTTCGTGGCGTACAGTGGATTCCTGCCCGCTGATTTCACCCTGCCGGACGCGCAGGTTGGTGGGGACAATGCGGCGTCTGGCAAAAGAGAAGCGATGTCCGCAATCACGGTCACTCGCGGCGGTCTTGCTATCAGCGTCAGACCGTGGAAAACCATTCGCAAGTGGGTGTTCAACTACAACAGTATTGGCTATGCCTCTGTTGATTCATTCAAGCGGTTTTTCGAGGCTGGGGTGTTCAAGTTCCAGCCCTTCGGCTCGTCCACCATCGAGTTCTCCGTGCGGTGGGTTGACGCGACATTCGAGCCGGTGGAGATCATGCCAAACTACTACTCGTTGAGTTTCGCCATTGAAGAGGTGATCGACTAATGGCTGGTGGCGCGGACTACTTCAGCACGGACTTTATCGCGGAAGCATCGAATCCATTCGGCGAGGCCATGATGTCGCGCCTTTATATCCGGCTGAATGACGGAGCATCAAACGCCCCCAGCACGCTCGTAGACTGCGACGATGACGGACACAAGGTTATAGACTCCGGGCAGGTCACGCGCCGCAGGGAACGCGAGTACGGCGTTGTGCAGGGACAGGCGTGGCAGGTCAAGCTACTCAACAAGGACATGGAGCTTTGCGATTACGACCTGGCTGGGTGCTGGGCTTGCTTGCAAGCTGGGTTTGAGGAACTTGACGAGTGGCAAACCGTTGCTCAGGGCAAGATTTCCGGGGTCACCTTCTCAACAGACGGCACGGCGGTTATCGAGGTCCACGATTCGGTGATTGACCTGTTGAATTACGAGATCCCGCAGGAATATTTCTACGACAGCACCGGAAGCGTGAGCGAGGTTTACGTTGTTGCAAAGGACAAGGACAGTCTTTCTTTCGATAACGATGTTGGGATCACAGTTCTGCTTGCCAACTCACTGACCGACGAAACATACACCATCGAGTTTTTGTCAGCTACCACTTACAAGGTCATTCTGAGCAACGGAACAGAGTCGGCCACTCAGTCCATTTCGTCTGATTATACCTACGGGTCACCGGGGCGGCTTACCATCCCGGCATCCGCGTGGGACACGTCAACGGACGCTTACGCTGAGGGCGACACCTTCGAGTTCTTCTCGTCGGCACGCCGGTATAACATCAACCGCACACCTATCCCGGTGATTCAAGAGATCATTGAGGACTTTGTTGGTGTGCAGGTCTATGACGTGATCACCGGGGCGTACTACTCGACTCCGTTCTATGACGCGGACGCTTGGGATTTGGCCGAAGACGATACCAGCGAGATCATCAACAGCACGGACAACACTTACGCCCTGAGCGGCCAGTGGCGCAAGGGCACCAAGGCGATCACGATGATCCAAGACGCCTTGAAGCTGGTCAATGGTTCCATCTACCCCACCCACACCGGGCAGATCGGAATCTGGCTACTGCGCCCATCTGGCGGGGCCACGGTGGCGCTCAACGGCGACCCTGACGCTGGCCCGGTTGACGTGGTTTCCGCTTCGATGACCGACACGCTTGACTACACCCACAACCAGGTGACGGTTGAATACCTGTCCATGGGCGGCGAGGAAGCCAGCTACACCGCTGTTGACGATGACCCGAGCATCAACGAAGTGCGTGCCGCCACGGTCACGTCTGGCTGGCGGGTGCGTGGCGAAGTGGCGCAGAGTGCGGGGAACATTTTCCTGTCCAGGTTCAAGGACGCAAGGCGGCAATATCTCGTCAACACAACTCTGGCCGGTATGCTGGCCGATGTGGCACTGGGGATGAGCGTCAACGAGCCGGAACTGGGTATAACGGTAGAGACAACGGACGTGACCGACATCACGGTCAACCTCCAGTCAAACACGGCAACGATCAAGGGGCACAATGACCCCGCCGCCCTGGCAAATTACTGCCGGGTTGATATCGGCGTGGTCGGAACAGATAGGGTCTGGTAATGGCATTTACAAGTGTTGCGTGGGCAAATGCTGACATCGTGACGGAAACGAAGCTCGACCAGATGGTGGCCAGCGACGA